GCCATCGCCTGGCCCACGCCCGCGAGGATCTTGGAGTATTCGCGGATCATGTGTTCGTCCTTGACCCCGAAACTGTTCAGGAGCCTGCGGAAGATTTCGGGGCTCGCGTTGAGAACCGGGGACATCATCGGGTTGGAGAGGAGCTGGATCAAGGTCATCAGTTGCTGGCGGTCCTTGTCCTCGGTGCCCGGGTTCAGGAACTCCATCGACATGGTGACTTCGTAGAGGTAGTCCCCGCGGTCGCCGTAGTCGGAGGGGACCACTTTCTTGAAACTCGGGGCCAGGATCGAGATGTTGCGGGCTTCCTCAGCGGCTTCGGGCCGGCCCTCGCGCAGGGCTTCGAGGTCCACGTTGGTCTTGATGAACTGTTCGGTCGTCCAGTATTCCTGAACGAGTTCACAGAGGGTGCGGCAGGTGCCCGCGAGAAACTTCACCACGTCTTCGCGCTGGACAGTCTCGCGGACCTTGGTGTTGACCTCGATGATGTTGGCCTGGGTCGCGGTTTCGGAGTCGGCCAGGGCTCGCTGCTCACCGCCGATGCCGGAAACCTGTACGAAGTCCTCCTTGGGGATGGAGGGATCGTTGGTTCGGGGGTCAAGTTGGGCGTCGGAGATCGGCGCGATGGTGTTGGTGACATCCTTGACCCAGACCACGGTACCGTCCGCTCCAACTTCGAGCTTTTCGGCCTCGGACGGGTCCATTCCACGCTCACGGACCTGGTACTTGCGATTGAATCGGCGGCCGTGGATGCGGTTTCGCTCGGATCGCTCGTTGATCTCGTCCTGGGGAGACCGCCAGTTGTAGGTCGGGGGCACCGGGAAGCCCGAATCGAGGATTTCGCCGGGGCCGCGGAGGATGTTGAAGGGATAGACGGTCCAGGGCTTCCCCTTGCATTCGAGTAGGCATCGGGAGAAGTCCGCGGGGAACACAAACCGGACTTTGCGGCGGTGATCCCAGATTTTCACCAGGAGGATCATGTTCTGGGAGCCGGTGATGCGGGCTCCGAAGTCGTTGGACCCCTGCATCGCGCCCGCGTTGATGAGCTGCTGGAACTTCGAGGGGACCTTGAACTCGAAAGAGCCGGCGATCCCGGTGGCTTTGGATCGGAGGCCCCGGGTCCGGCCCTTGTAGAGCGGGTTCGCCTTCACGTCTTCGAGGGATACCCACTCGAAGTAGCCGGTCCAGTCGTTGGAGATCAGGCGTTTCTTGCCCGAGATCGACCAGCGGAAGAACTCGCCGGGGATGCGGCGGACCCAGAGGGACTCGTTGGCGACGATCTTCTCGGGTTCCTTTTCGAGATCGTCTTCGTCATCCGCCAATTCGGGCTTCTCGGTGTTCGGGTTGTCCACGATGTCGGCGGAGTAGCCGCACTCGGTCACGCCGTATCGGAAGAAGTGTTCGTGGATGCAGGAGGAGACTTCATCGAGGAATCCAAACTCGGGATTCTGGATCTGGGCGTTGATGGTGTCTTCGAGAAGCCGGGACCGCGGCACGATGGTGGAGCCGGGATCGTCCGAGCGGTTGGGTCGGGGTTCCAGTCTGACTTTCGGGATCCCGAACATCAGGGAGGGGCGGCGAACCTCGATGGACTGGTAGAAGAGATTGCAGACATAGTTGCCGCGCTGGGCCGCGGGCCACTGGAGATCGCCGCGGTAGTAGCCTTCGAGTTCTTCGGGCTTGTAGGTGTTGGCCCACTCATCGTAGGCCGCCTGCGAGAGCATGAATTCCTTCTGCCAGAACTTGCAGACCTTGACCTCTTCGGGGGTGGGCTCGTAGTCGGCAGACTTGGCAGAGGTGGGCTTGGGCCGGGATGCGTTGGAGGGACCGCGGACAAATCGACCCTCGGCGCGTCCGGTTACCTTCGGATCGTATACCCTAGATGGCATACAAGGATCCTACACCAAAGACTACCCTCCCCGCTTGAAGAAGTCACCCAGTTTCGGGGGCAGGCGGGCTAGGTCGGATGCGCGGCTGGACCCATCGACACGGCGGCGGCCAGTCCGCATATCGGATCGTTTGAACTCGGCAATGGTGTGGTCTACGGATCCAGGGGGCGGACGGCGGATCGCTTCGACCGGGAGAGCGTCCATGTCCGCGACACGGTAGCGGAGATTGTCATAGGCGTGATCGACGATCCCGATGTCGCGCTCATCCGAGAAGACATCCTTGCCGTCCTGGGTCCCGACCTTGATGCGGCGGGCGGACCGGGTTTCGCGGATGATCTCGACACAGCCGTAGGGGTAGGTGGAGGCCCGCTCGATGAAGTAGAGGCGGGGGGCACCGAGCTTGCCCGTGATCGGGTGCTTGTGTTCGGGGTCGCGGCGCAGAAATTCGTTTATACGGTTTCTTGTACCCAGTTCGTTGTTGTCGGCACGCTGCCACCAGATCGCGGAATGGCGGTCGGACTTGGCCTCATTCACTTCGAGGTATTCCTCAGCGACTGAGACCGAGACACCGCGCTGAGTTCGGGGATTGAAGATCGAGGGGTCCGCCAGTTCGGACACGTACTTCTCGATGACCTCTTCCTGGGCAGTGACCCCGCCGATATGGGTGGTCACCTTTCGGAGGGACAGTTCATAGATCCGTTGGCGGTGGTAGGAGATCAGGCGGTCGGGCTGGTAATACTCGCGGTAGGCATAGAGGTTCCCGTGCTTGTCAAGCGCCCACCAGATGCAGCAGGTGGGGGAAGACTCGCCGTGGTCCAGGGTTCGGGACAGTTTGCATTCGGTCCAGATGATCTTTTCAAGTTCGGGGGTCATGTGGAGGATCGAGGAGGGGTCGATCTTGTGGATCTGGCCTTCGGGGATCCCCCATTCGCCACGGACAAATCGGGCCACGAACTCCCGGGTGCCTTTGAGGAGGGCTGCCTTGTTCTGCTCGGGAAGGAAGATGTTCTTGGTCGAGTCGAAGTGGATCATGTGGTACTTCTCTTTGGAGTAGGTCTCGGCCCACTCGGGCGACTTCTCGTGGAACCGCCGATAGATCCAGTGGAGTTCGTGGTCGGGGTTACAGGCGATCATGGCGTAGGTGGGGGGGAGCGGCCGGCCAGTCTCGGTATTGACCCAGGGCCACTCGCGGCCCGCGGCGTGTTCGGCGTCGATGAGGTGTTGGGGGACCGCGGCCTGATCCCAGCGGCCGAGCCGGCGTAACAGGACCTCGAAGATTTCCTCGGAGACCTCTTCGGCCTGGTCGATGAAGAACCAGTTGATTTCCAGACCCCGGAGCAATTCGAGGATTTCGGAGTCATCGAGCTGGGACCACAGGATCTCGGACCCGTTGTTCAGGGTCAGGGATTTGGCCTGATCGGATCGCCGCCCATAGACGTAGGCTTCGGGGGGACACACCTTGAAGAAGGTCTTCATGGTGGTCATTTCCAGCTTCTTGACCTGCTTGCGGGCGATCAGGCCCCGGTTGCCGGGATAGATACTAGAGAGGTACATGGCCTTGAGACAGAGCCCGTAGGTTTTGGAGGAATTGTGGTTGATGAACCCTTCCGCGAGGTAGTTCTCGTAGACCGGGACGTGGAGGTCGTAGAAATCCGCTACACCCAAAGCCTCTACTTCTACGATATAATCGAGAGATGAAACTCCTACCCCGCACGACCCTGAAGCCGTACCTGAAGGCCATCTATCGTCTCGGGATGAAAGGTCTCGATGCGGCGGAAATTCAGCGTGAATTGAATCTTCCAGTGCTGAAGGAGCAAGTCCGACGCGTTCTTCGAAAGATGCAAGTTCCTTCTGCGCCGCGTGGAGCGAAGCGAGGAGCCGGAAACCACCGCTGGGCAGGAGGTCGGATCGTGACTCATCAGGGTTATGTGATGTTGTATTCGCCGGGGCATCCTCACGCCCGAAAGACGGGGAAGGGTCGGGCTGGGTATGTGTTCGAGCATCGTCTCGTAATGGAGAAGAAACTCGGGCGGTTCCTGAAGCCGGGCGAGGTCGTTCACCACATCGACAATGAAAATGGGAACAATCACCCAGATAACCTGGAGTTGTTCCAGACGAACGCGGATCACCTTCGGCATGAACTAACGGGGAA